TGGAACGAGCCAAATCCGCGACCAACTTTCAAAGCGCCTTCTGAGTGTACGATACGGCTTCGCAAGTTGCCGTATTTGTTGGTATTTGTAAATTTCCAAAGCATGACCTTTATTCCCTTATTTAATTAAATATACGAAAGCCCTTTCGGGCTTCCAAATTTTTATTTAGGGGCTGTTCTACTTCTTCCGGTTCCTTCCCAATCACTTTGAGCTACAGCATCTACTCTTAAAGCTAAGGCATTTATTTTATTTGGGTACATTGCATCAATATCAGCTCGTGGGTGTGTAGCAAATAAAGCAGGTAAAAACTCGTCTGTTGGAATTAAATTATCCATTAGAGTTTTTATATTTTCTTGGATTTTTCTTAAGCCTGATTTAGATAAAATATAAGCGTGGGCTTGATAACTATAACCGGGTTTAACAAAATAATTTAATCCTACTTCTGTATCTTTAGCTAAAGGTTGTCTACCTAATAAAATTATATCCCAATCATAGTTTTCGATTTCATCAAACACAGACCAATTTAAGTCAAATAGTGGAACAAAATCTTGTTCTAGAATTAAAATTGGGTAAATGTAATTATGATGGCACCTACTCCAAGTTCTCATATGAGACACAACACAACCAAATTCACCAATAGTCATATCTCTATCCCAGAAAGCATTACCTGAATTTTTAAGATTCCATCCTGAGTATTGAGTTAATTGGTCTTTATCGGATTTTGAGATGAATTCACCTTTTTGTCCTCCAAAACTAATTTTAGTTCCTACGGGTAAATTTAAATGTTTAAGTGTTTGAAGAGCTTGTTTAAAGTATTCTTCGGTCTGATCAATTGTTATTATATGGACGTTAGCTAAATTCATAATACTTTAGTATGAGTTCTTTCACCCCAATAAGTATGATCTCCATAATAAGTACAGATTTCCTCACCAGGTAGAATATCTTTAATAGCTATAAATTGAAATAATTTTTCAGTAGGGTGATCAGCCCATATAGCATTGTTATCATCTGAATGGTTGTAGATACATCCAAATCCTAAGGGTAACACTTGTTCTAAGGTCTTACCTGTTTTAGGCCAATTAAATCTATAATCAGTAAATAATTCTGCTATGAATAAAAATGCATTTTCAGGAATAGTGATTAAATGACATTCTTCAATTACTTCACCTTCTTTAATAAATTCAGTAGCAAACACCCCTAAACCTTTTCCAGGAGAGGGTTTAACTACACATTTAAAAGGATGAATTAATGAATCCACTATTGATACCAACCAGTATAACTAATTCTTCTATTAGTACAGCCCTGAGCTACTTCTGTTACTAAGTGAGGAGCACCATAACCATCTCCAAACACATTAAACATAGCAAATTTATTAAAGCTAGGAGATATCACAGCATCTGCTTTAGTCCAATCATGATCCATTCTTAAGAATAAACCACCATTCCAAGGTTTCCAATCTTTAGATAAATGGAATACAAAAGCAATTCTACCATTAGAACCATCAGTATGAGGTCCGTTATAATGACCAGGGCCATAGTTTGAAATAAAGGTCATGTCCCAAGTAAACTGGAGATTTTCATAGCCTGTAATGTATTCTAGTTTTTTAATAAACCAATCTTCAGCAAAGCAATTAAGTAGGGGGTGATAGTCTTCTGTACGTCTGTACATGTAAGAAAATCTACCTTCATCATTCATCTTAAGTGAATAATTTACTCGATCTGGAATTGAAGGATCGTCTGGTTTACATCTATAAAGTGGGTAAGCTCCTTCTTCATAATGACCAAAATGATCTGGGAAGATAGCTAAATCATAATCATGGTCAGGTTTATTATAATAATAAGACCATAAAGCAAGTGCGGATTGTTCATCAAAAAAATCTGTTAAAACAGCATTATTACCTTTTTGCCATTGTTCTTTATAGTAATCTAAATTACTAAAATTAACTTTTAATGTAGGCTCCTCTTTAAAGGGTAAAATATAAGGTGAAGCGAAATCTTCTTCAGTCGCGTACTTAGGTTGTCCAATTTGACCAGTTTTCCACATAACGTATAATGTTTATAATAAATATAATTTAATTTTCAGGAAAATCCAAGGGATTCCACATTTCATAACCACAAAATTCAAAATCCTTATAATAATATTCGTTTATTTTTTCAATATAACTCCTAGTAAATAAACTAAGATAGTCTGTTTTAGGAATATTAAAATCGTTTTGATTTTGGTGTCTATTGGTTAAAACAATATTTTCTTTAATTTTATTACTTAAAGCTTTTGTTAAAATATTTTCTAAACCTTCCTCATACTTATACATTTTGTAAGAAGGAATATTAACATCAGTTTCCAATATTAAATGTTGAGGTACTCTATGTGAAAACCAGTCATTACCCAAACCATCTGTACTAAAATATTGATTATAAGATTTTGTAAATAATTTTCTTTTTTCTTTAATTGTAGGTAATGTATGCATATGGTTCATACATTCTAAAACAGGTTGAAAAAATATAGCTGAACAAGCTCTATAGTATGGATTTCTTACAATAGTAAAAATATCCCAACTATTATCAATTTGAATATTTGACTTTTTTGCTAATTTAAATAATTCTATGTATTGGAGATGGCAAATATTAAAAACAGAATATACTTCTTTATCTGTAAAAGATTTTCTTAAACTTAACCCTTCTGTGAAGTATAACCAACTCTTGTAGGGTAAATTAAAATAATCATATAAAAAATTATCTATGGTTTTCCCCCCAGTTTTAGGAACATGATGAAAAAATATTTTATGCTCTGGGATTATCATGGAGTAACTACACCTCTTTTACTAACCACTTTTCCGGCCATATCATTAGCATATTCGATAGCAGCTTTTTCTTCTAATGTTTCTAAAAATTTAACAGCAAATGCCGCTACAAAAGTGTCACCGGCACCTGAAACATCTATGGTTTGCTGGGGGTTATTTTGAGGGATTAGTTCACCGTTGTAATATGCTCCTTTAGAACCTAAAGTAGTAATTATATTCTTAGGATTTAAATGTGAATTGTTTTTAGATTCACTCTCATTTAATTTAATAAAAGAATATTTATTAGCTACATCTTGAGGTAATTTACGTTTAGTATCTAAAATTGATATTTTAGCTAAATGGCCAATATCCCATAACATATGATTATCTAAAAATCCCTTATTATAATCACTTACAATAACAAGATCAGCTTCTTTAATTTGTTGAGTTATGTTTTCTGAATAATCAAATTCGGTTATTTTATCTTCTCCAGTATCAACTCGAAGAAACATATGGTTGGATTTAACATCAATATATCTTCTCTTAATTATATCTTCATCTTGATAACACAACGTAACATCAGATTCAAGATCTAAAGCACAAACGTTTTCATAAACGTTACCAGCCATGCCTGAATTTTCAGTTGTATAAACTGGGTTTAAGACTGGAACTGGTGCTTCGGGTGAAAGTCTATTTGTGTTACAATACACAAATTGGTCAACACAACTCTCTCCTATTACTAGTATTTTCAAGTTTTTCTCTTTCATATAACTCTAAACTAACCCCCAAACAAATACTTTGCATTATATCAGGACGTTCTATAGTAATTTCAGCTAATTGTTCATCTGGAAGGGTGAACAATAGTTCTAACATTGATCCTGGGATATTAATAGTCCTCATTGGAAAGCAGGTAGTCGGGACGTGCTTTCTTCTTACGCTTCATAGATGGGTACTTGGTTTGTGCCCACTTAAGCCACTCAGAAAAAGCTTCGTAACGAGCCTTACTTGATACTTTACTCATAACAGAATTTAATTAGTTAATTTATTTAATACAATATAATTAGCCTCTAAACGTTTTCCAAATTTTACTTTAGTTTTTTTACTTAGAGGTTTTCTACCCTCAACTCGTTTTTTCTCTGACTGTGCCATTATTTACCTTGCCCTCTGTAGGCTTTTTTATAAAGTTTACTAGTTTTGAGCTTAGATGTTTTAGTTTTAGCATGAACACCTGGGCGAGATACGTCTGGTTTTTCTTGAAACGAAGTTGTAGTTTGGGATTTAATTTTTGCCATTTAAAGAACAAATTAACATTAGTAATAACTGAACAGTTATAAATATGTTAAAATTTGTCTTTAAGTTCTTCGGCTAGTTTTTTAACTTTTAAAATATAATTTGGATCTTCAGCATAACCCATTTGTGAAAGTAGGTTATAATATTCTTGATCACTCCGTGCCTTAATTAGACCTGAAGTTGCTTGATAGTAACCATAGTCTTCAACTGATGATTCCCAATGATCATAGTATGCGTGACCATTTTTAGTACCTATACAAGTTGTAGGACGACGAAGTGATTGCTTCATTCCAAACAAGTTATGGTTTTGTTTAAATACTTTAGATTTAAAACTACCAGTCTCCAATGTAGCCTGAGCTAAGACGATGTGTGGAAATTTAAGATGCTTATTTTTAATAGTTTCAACTAAAGCATCTTGACTAAAATAATTCCGATCCATATAAATGATAAATTCTTTTTCATATAGAGTAAGGTGGTTTACCTGGATGAATCGACCTACTGTGTAGGTTACAAATAGGGTAAGTAGTAAAATTGAATAGTGTTTAAAACCGAATCGTTTAAATTCGAGGTTTTGGCGGTTGTAAGTATAAAACATAACCTTTGGTTTAAATTAAAACAAGTCAAGAAATTTTCCGTCTGTTTTCTTCTCCTTAAATTTACGAACCTTCTCGTCGTTCTCCAACATTTTATCAGCTAGTTTTTCGAGATGTTTCGCTTTTTCTTTTTGATAATCTTTAGTTATCTTTTCGTGTTTTTTAGATTTCATATTCTAGAAATAAATTCTGAACCATCATCTGATTCAGTTGTGTTATGTAAACCTAATTCTTTCAAACGCTCAAGTTGATAATCATCTAGCTCCCAATCAATAGCATCTGATGTTTTGAATTTAGGAACTGAATCTTCAATTTGGGCTATATCAGATGGGTTAAATACATCACCCACCATAAGAAAATAATGATTATAACAGAGTACCTCTAAATTTTCTAGTCTATAGTTTTTTGGGTCTTTATCTTTAAAATGAAGTAACAAAGGTATCTTATAATCTGATACTCTACGCTCACTAAACCCACATAAACCACACTCTTCTTTTAAATAACCTTCTTCAAATAAACGTTTTTTAATCTTAGCAGGTGAGAAACTTGTTGCTGGGATTATTCCGTTTATTAGATCTTGTAGTGGGGGTGTTTTACCATGATTACCAATCCACTTTTTAATACCTTTACCTGCTTGATTTAAATGTTGCTCAAATAGGTTTTTGTAACCTGGTTCTGTAGCATCATAGTTTTTAGCCCACTGTTTATAGTGTGTGTAACTACAGTTCAAATAACGAGCTGCTGAGCGGTTACTTTTTGTAACCCCCATAGCTGCTAAAATTTGTTCTTTAGTTAATGGTTTTGGTTTTGGCATTATCCAATGTCTACAACATCTAGACCAGCAGTATCTGGTGTAGATTCATCTTCATCAAAATTTTGAAATTCAGCCTTACTAGATCCCTTTTTAGGTTTATCTTTAATAATGTACTGAATGAATTGTTTTTCTTCCATGATTACAACATCCGTGTATGAGTGATCACCTTCTCCGCGTTGTACGGTAACACCGCGTTTACGACCGACATCTGAACAGTTTACACAGTATTTAGTGTTGGGGAGGATCTCAATTCGTTTTGGGTGAATTGCCTCACCACATCCTAGACATTCTATAATCATAATTTCCTTTTGTTCCATACATATAACCTTTATTTGTAAATATAATTACTCTTCCTCGTATAGACAAATAATATCATAAAGATCTTCAGCTGTTTCTATAACAAACTGTTCATCTCCAAAATTGATAATTTTATCTTCTTGGTCTTCAGCTAATGAATGTTCGTAAATGTACCATAAAATTACGTCAGCTACCTCTTCATCAAATGAATAATAAATAAGACCCTCGAGTGATTTAGCAAATAAATCTTCCCAGCTCCAAAAATCCAAGCCAAACTTTTCTTGAGCTTCTCTAGAACGTAGGATAGCTTTTTTATAGTTGTCTACAAAAATAATAAAGTTCTTTTTAGTTAATTCTTCAGATGTAAGAATTTCTCCCTGTATGTCAACAGGAGTATCAAACATCTTTTGAAAGAATTTTTTAAAGTCCTTCTTGGGGTCCATTAGAATACTGTTTTTTTAGCTACACCCCAAATTGAAAGAAAGGTTTTAAGTGGAAGTTGTTTTTGACCAGCAAATTCTTTAGCGGCTTCTAGTCTTGAACCAGTTAATATTTTACCTAGTTTTTCTTTGCTAGGATCATTTTTGATATAATAATAACAGTATATAGTCATAATCTGGATTTTAAGGTTACTAATTCACTACATTTAACATATTCTTCTAGAGATTCATAGTGTTTAATAGCTTTATTTAAGAATGTTTTATAATGTTCTTTTTTAATAGCTACTGTTACATTATAGTTTTGTATGCTGAATATAACACATTCACTTTTATTTTTACGGATAGCTTGCTTGATTGCTGCTATGGCATTTCCGAACATAAATGTAACAAATTCTTCTTTAGAAGCCAACTCTAATAGTTCTTGTGGGTCCTCATACTTGATTTCTAGATCAAGTGGAAACTCAAGTTTAAATTTCTGTTCCATGAGTATAAATACTTAACATTTTTGAATTCGTTTCGGGGTTATGTTGGGCATATACCCCCCATTTATACCTAAAGTATTCATGGCACATTTGTTCTTTAGCTTGTTTATTAGCTTTTTCTTCAGGAGTAGCCTCTGTACCTATAGATACAAAATGATAAAAATGACAATTATAAGAACGAACCATATTCATTCCTGAGAGTTCACATTTTAAGAAAAATTCCCAATCAACAACCCAAGCACCAGGATAAGCTTCATCCCAACCTCCAACTCTTAAGTAATCTTTTTTAGACATAAAGATAGGTAATGTTGAGCCAGTATTTTCATTAGGCAAAATTGAAAGCGAATTTACATAATCCCAAAATTCTTGTAAATCAAATGTGTTAGGATCACGACCTAAATCTTTAATATGGAATTGCCTAAACATAGAAGGAGTAGGTTCGATTTGATTAGGAGCGAATACTGTTCCTTCTTTAAATTCTTCTACTAATGTTAAATCCCAACCATGTGGAAAAACATTATCATCATTTACAATAAGAATTTTATCATAAGAAGCATTGTATACTCCTAAATTAGTAGCTTTACAAAGTCCAACGTTTTCCTCTAAATTTAAAATTTGAATATATTCTTTATATTTTTCAAGAACGTCTTTATTTAAATCATAAAATCCATCTACAACTACTATAATTTGATTAGTATAAAATTGTCCTAGAATAGCAGATTTTAAACATAAATCTAATACTTCAGGCTCTTTATATGTTGGAATGATTACTGAAATCATACTTGAGACCAATCAATAGTAGGAGACATTAAACCTTCCATACAGTGAGTAGATAATCCCGGGATTGGGGATATAATTGATCTGTTTCTATGATGATTTAACCATAGCCATTTATTATGATCTCCTTCCATAGTAGATAGTATGTCATAATCCTGGTCAAATAATTCTTTAGTTAATATAAATGAACCGCAGGTTGATGGGGTTGATTTCCAATGATGGGTAGGAGTAACAAATATTTTAGATAATAAATTATCATACATTGGTAGAAAATATTTATCCATATGGTCGTATAAAGATACATACTCTATACCTTGATATGTTGAAAACAATTCTATAATTTTATTTAACCAACCATCTAAGTGCATATAATCATTTTCTAGAAAATAGATTAAATCACCATCTTTTACTAAAGGATCGTTTTTTACTATTGTGCAAGTTTGTTGAAATGATTTAAAATCAGCTCCGGCATTAATATTATATAAAACGTCATGTTTTGTACTTTGAATCCAATTTAATTCAACCCCATCATAAATTACATTTATTTTATAATTATTAGTTTCGGATTGAAGTGATGATAATAAATTATAGTAACATTTTTTATAAGTAAACCAATCAGGTCGATTTTTATTATTATCATCTGAAGTATTATAGTGTCTATAATATATGTGTGTGGTCATAAATTAAAATGGTTAAATATTTTATTAAAAATACTTATAGTGTCTTGTATTTGGATTTGTTCTAAATTTTCAAGATGGGACCTAACTAAATGTTTAGTGTTTTGGGCGTGTTGAATATCGTTTAACCCGTATGCTATACCGTATTTAAAACTAGGTTGTTTATCGATAATCATGTCTCGAGTTTTTCCTTCTTCGGGGATTATTATGCTTTCACATCCACATAGTGCTGCTAATACATTTAAATAAGTTTCGGTATCGTAGCTGTAAAATCTTTTACATTTATTAAATATTTGTAACAATTCAGCGTCCGTAGTATTATATTTAATTTCTATTGAATTAGAATCTTGATTTAAAATTTTAGAACTTTTTCTATAAGTATAGCATGAATCTATAGTTCTTTCTATTCCCATATCATAATATAAATCTACTTTAGATTGTATAATATGAAGTATATTTTTTTCAGCTAACCCATCATAAAAAAGTTCATGAAAATACAACCAAAAATCACTATCACTCCATGTAGAACTATGAGATCCTTCTGGTAGGTCTACTGTGTGAGATTTACTAAGGATGTATCTTACTACATTTTTAGCTTCATAAGGATTTCCTCTTTCTATTTCGGGATAAATTATTATGTCTGTTAGAGGATTAAATTCTTTTGCTATATCAGTATTAAATTGAGGATTAAGAGAAAAGTAGTTAGAGGGACCGTTAAGTTTTACTGTAGTAGTTAAAGATGAGGAGATTCCAATTTGATTTAAAATATCACATAGTTTATGTAAAACTATTGAACCCCCAATTTGAGGGTTATAGGAAGGAGCTACTATTACTACATTAGGACTCATTAATCTTGATTCTTTTTATAAAAACGTTTATCCTCAGGTTGATACCATTCATTTAATGAAGCTGGAACTCTAGAATGGTAACCTAGTAATTGTTGTAATTCTATAGAAAAATTGTCCATTTTATCATATCCTATTGCTCTAGGATAATCTAATAACTGTTTCATAAATGACCTACTAACAGTAATAGGAATTGCTCTTCTATGATCTTGAGTAGTATTAGGAGCTGAAGAATGCCAAACATTAGCATTAAAAATTATCATATCTCCCTTTTGACCTGTAGCTTGGATAGCTTTTTGGAAAAATTCTTCATCACTAGGTTTACGTTCTTCTAAATGAGAATAAGGTAATAAATAAGTTCCTCCATTTTCAATAGTAAAATCATCTACCATTAAAAGACAATTAAGCATGATTGGAAAATCACCAGAATAAAATCTTAAATCTCTATGCACTATAGCTGAGAAGTTAGGTTGATTTGGAAGATTATCTAAAGCACTAAATGAATTTATAATGCAATTACTTTTAAAAAAACTTTCAGAAAGAAAATTAAAAAATCCTTTGTTTTGTAGATTCTCTAAAAAGGAAATAAAAATAGGATTACTTAATAAAGCATGAAGAGCAACTCCATCAGTTTTAATATCGTTATTATTATTAAGTTGAGTAGTACGATGTTCAACAAAAGCTTTATCTATAGCTTCTCTTAAAGTATTTAGCCAATTTTCATCTACTAAATTTCTTATAATAGTATACCCTTGTTTATTTAATTCAATAAAATTATCTTGTGTCATTTTAAAAATTTTTCACCATTAGTTCTATTTCTTATAACCTTAGCAGGAGAACCATAAGCTAAAACATTGTCTGGGAGTGATTTAGTTACTAAACTTCCAGACCCTACAACTGTATTTTCTCCAATTTCTAATCTATCTACTATAGTTACTCCTAAAGTAATAGCTGAAAATTTTCCTAATTTTACATATCCTCCTGTAACAGATCCTGCTGAAATGCTAGCAAAGTCTCCTATCTGGCAATCATGTTCTACTTGGGCTCCAGTAGCAAAGAAAGTAAAATCACCAATTTGAGATTTTGGATTAAAAATACACCCTGCCATAGCTACTATTCCTACTCCTAATTTTACATTATTACCTATAATAACTGAGGGGTGTATAGCATTTACAAATTGAAAGTTAGGGGATATTTCTTTAATTTGATTATAAACATAATACCTACTCCAATTATCTCCAATAGAAATTACTCCACCTTCAATATTATATTCTTCTATAAGTTGAGAAATATTTTCTTGTCTACCTAAAATTTTATAACCAAATCTATCACTACCTACTTCATGGACAGAATCTATAATACCTATAATATTATATTTTTCTTCTCTTTCGATTATATCAATTGTATAGTGAGCTTGGTTTCCTCCTCCAATTAAGACAATATTTTTCATTGTTGGTAAACTGGGAATTTGGATAAATCAGGGTAAGGTAGAGTTAGATCAGGGTTAGTTTTCTTAGAGCCATCTAAATTATAGAATTGCCCCATAAGTAATAAACCACGTGCTGCTAATTCAGGCATCATATAAAAATTCCAACCTAACATATCTAAATTATCATCATGGTAAGAACATTCACGGCGGCCTGAATATCTAGCTCTTTTAAACCAAAGATAAGCTTCATGACTATCAGTTAAAATAGCACCACCTTTACTTAGTTTAAAATGTTTATAAGGACCTGTAAAAGAAACACACATATGAGTTTTAGGTTTGTACATATCAGCAGTAAATGACAAAGCTGAGTCCCAAACATTAGATCCTTTTAATTGGTATGCCCCTGTAATAGTATTTTCAGGTTGTATTTCCCATTTTACTTTTAACCCAGCATGAATAATTTCACAAGGGACTGATGGGTAAGTTCTATTAGGGATTGTAATAGAATCAGTTTTAATACTTTTATTTACATAATGCTCATAATATAAAGCTAAAAATAAACCGTTACTCATATTATCTAAAGTAATAGCATATTTAGCTCCTGTGTATTGAGCTAGTTTTTCTTCAAACTCATTTGTGATGTCATATACATTTTTCATAATGTGTCGTAATAAGCGTTTTGTCTTTCTTGACGTTCAATATCTTTATGGTGTTCTAAAGCAAATTCTTCCTCTAAAGGTAAAATAGCATGAGTTTTATAACCATCTAATACTTCATGTACTTTATTTTTCCATCTAATTTCTGGGGTATTTTTATAAATCCTCCATTGTAAATCAGGCCAGTTAACTCTACCTTTGCTATCTACAATCCAACCCCACTTCTGGGTATGTTCTTGGGTTAATCCTTTTACAGTGTTTATTCTGGGTACTCTAAGTACTTCTACATCATTATTCTCTAGTAAGATAGGTAGGTATTGAATTAAATACCAATTAGGTATTTCATCAGCGTCAATCTGAAAGATATAATCTCCTAGACAGGCTTCTGTAAGAGCATTCTTCATATTAGCAAAATGCCCATCAAAATGATAGTGAATGAATCTAAAAGGAGCAAATGTACCTTGAGATTGAGCTCTTAGATAATCCTCAACTCCTTTAGAACCATTATTAGAATCATAGAATATAACAATTTCATCTTTTTTTCTTTTATTTTTAATTAAGAAAGGAAGTAAACGTTGTATTTCTATAAGTTCATTACAAACTGTGACTGCATAACTAATTTTCATCTTATTCAGGTAATACCCCAATATAAGTTAAAGCCTCTATAAAATCACGTTCTTGGAAATGAGTTAGAGTAGTCATATCCATTTTGTAGTCGTACTCTTTACCTTTTTCTTTAAATTTAGCCTTTTCTTCTTCAGACATTAAAGTAGCTTTTACAGCAGCCCACTGCCATTGTTTACCATTGGGACCATCAGCAAATACCATTCCCTTATCAGGAATGTTAACTACTGAAGGCATCCAAATAGTTCCATTTTCATCTTCACCCATTAATTCTTTATACAACTCAGGAAGTACTTCTATTTGTTGTTGTAAAAATTCTGAGTCACGTTTCATAGCGGTATTAGCTTGGAAACCACAACCATAACAAAAGTGTAGTTTTATATCTTGATTTACTTCTTGAACGTAGCAAGCATCTGAACCGCAACGGTCACAGGTAGTTAAATTATCCATTTATTTTTTGTAATTTAGGAAGTTCTAATTTTATTTCTTTAGGGAATTCTGGGATGTGTTCTGTAAGTACTTGATCTACTTTTTCAAACATTTTTTCCCAACTAAATTCATTTTTGCTTTTATAAGCTTGTCGGTTAGCATTATTTTGGTATTTCTTATAATTCTCAAAGATATCTTTAAAGTAATGATTTATTTCCATGGGACTAACATTAAACCATTGAGCTTCTTTTACAAACCAATCATTTAAAACACTTGGATGAAGATTTTTTAATTCACCATTCATTAATGTAGTAAATTCTTTAGATAAAAATTCAGTATGAGCTGACCAATTTGTAGTCATAATTGGTTTTTTAACTAAACTAAATTCAAGTAATGGACGACCAAAACCTTCACCTTTAGTTAAACTAACCATAGCTTTTACTTTAGGATGGTTGTAAATTTCATTCATTTCTTCATCTGTAAATTCACCATGAATAAGGTAAATATTAGGTAAAGAATTAGCAACTACTGTATCCTTAATAGCAGCAATTTTTTTTAGTAGTTCGGCTTTGTCCATGTACGAAGATACTCCACCACTAGTTTTTAAAATTAAAGCTGGTTTTTTAGCTTTATTTTTAAATGTTTCAAAAAATGCTTTAACTAATAATCCCACATTCTTTCTATCTTCACCAAAATCACCTTGCATCCAATGACCTACAAACAAATAACAAAAATCTTCTTTAATTGCACTTAAATCAATACTTTTAAGTTGATTAGCTTCAATTACTTTATAAATGTCTGTATCTGCTCCTTCAAAAATAACTTCAATTGGGGTTGTTAATTTTAAATAGCCTTGAGGTTGACCTTGTTGATTTTTAATTTCATAACTCATTGACTCAAAAGTTTTTTTAGCAAAATCCGAAGAGGTAATTACAAGATTCATTCTATTACACCCTTCAATCCATTCACCTTTAACTGCTGTAGTTTCCATACCCGCAGTAATCCCAATATTATATTTTCCCACTGGGGTGAATTCGTTTGGAATAGTAATTTGAGCCCAAATTTCAGGTTGTTGAGTTAATTTAGGTTGAGGTAAAATATATGATTCTAAAAATCCCCACTTATCTTTATGATCTTCAATAAAGCCCCAAGATGTGTTACCCCAACGTTGTGGGAGAATTTTTACATCGTACCTATCAGTTTTAATGATTGCTTTGACGATATCTCTAGAACGTGCTCCATACCCACTATAAGTGTCGATAGGGCAACTTATTACAAAAACTGGTTTCATTAATATATTAATTTATGGTTTAAGACTGGTTTTTTAAATTCGGTAGCATTAACAAGCTCATATTTTTCTCTGGGGGTCCAAGTACTAAATAATTGATCAGTGGCTTCAATAAATCTATCAGCTTGATGTTTTGAAGTGAATCCAGCTTCTTTGCTAGTAGCCCATTCACGACCAGCTAAACCTCTTTCTTTTCTTTCTTCGGAAGATAAATTATAAACTTCCATTAAACGTTCAGCTGCATCTTCCCAACGACAACGATCATCAAAAATATAAGGTGTTGGAGGAGAACCTACAATTGAAATATTAGATGGATAAACTGGAAAAGCCCATTTACCATGCTTTTTATAAGTACCTCTATGGTTTGAAGGAAAATCAGCATCGAAATCAATCCAAGTTCCATCTTCAAATTCAAAACGCATTTGGTCTTGCATTCCACCTGTTACGTTAGCAATAATTGGAGTACCTGTTAGAAGTGCTTCTGTAAGTGATAGACCCCAACCTTCATTTGAAGTAAGCAACATTTGAACATCTGCTAGATTATAAAGATAATTCATTGCTTTATGGTCTAGTCTTCCAGGAGTAAAAATTATATTTACATCTTTAGGAACTAATGTTTCTATTACTGCTACTAAATCAGTTCCATGTTCACTAACTAATTCAGTATGTAAAACTAAAGCACATTTATTTGCTTTTTCTTTAGGTAGTTGTTGTACAAATTGACTAAAGGCTAGAATTGTATCTGGGACTTGTTTACGACGAATATTTCTAGAATTAAAGAAGGCTACAAATTCATATTCTTTACCTTTAAATAATTGCTTTTTAAATTCTTGAAATTCTTTATCTTGTTCTTTATCTTGAATAGGATAAAAGATTTCATCATTTAAACCATGAGGTACGTACTTAATAATTTTATTTTTAGCTTTATCACCTAAAACAAGTTTATTAATATTGACTGTTTGTTTAGAAATACCTAACAAAGCATCACATGATTCGTAAAATGCTTGATTGTAATATGGAGCAGGAAGATCATCCCAAATATTTAAATAAATAATAGGGAGCTTTTTACGAACTTCATTTTCAATAGAAAATAACCATACAAAATAACGTGGATCAGTGATCAACATAATAGCATCTGGTTGTTCTATATTAATAATAGTTCTTAGAAGATTAGCATCTCCATAACCATTATTAGGATAAATCATTACACTAGAATCTTCAATACCTGCTGATGTGTTAGTATCTCCACTTACATCAAAACGTTTTCCGGCATCTGGATGACCTATTGCGGCTCCAAGATTTACCCAATTATAGCGGTGAGCTGTATGGATTACTATTTCTTTACCTACATTACCTACACCTGAGGGTAATCTAATATCATCTGTTAGCAATAGAATTTTCTTTCTTTGCTCCTTCGGAATGTAACCGTTTTTCATAAATTATTGAATATCTAAATCGTTGTGACTGTGGATTTGTTTTCTAAACGTCTCATCTGTAAGATACAAATGAATTGCTCGATCGGCAAGTTTTTGAAATGAAAACTTGTGACGAACGCAAGAAACTTTAAATTCGTCAAATAAGTCACTTTGGATTTTTACACTCGTAAGTGTCATGTCCTTTTTACTCATAACATTGTTTTTAAATTATATACGACTATAAATATATTAAGATAGTCCCCTATCGCATAGACTTGCATTGCCTTTAAAAGGACAGTACGTACAGTTATACTTTGAGGGATTCTTTAACTGAGGTCCGGTATTATAAGATCCGTCCTTGTTAAAAGCCATTTCGATAAATTCATGAATTGATTTGGTTGCTTTATTAAGCTTTACTTTACCAGAAGCAGGTACATGGATTTGTACTCTGGGGTCTGGGAAGTCAGGGTTACCGTGCAATTTTCTTTTAACAATGAAATATTCAATATTAATGTTATCAATTGGAAACCCGTATTGTTCACTAAAGAACTTTTTATAAAGAATTAACTGCATCATTTTTACTTCGTCAGTTTTTTCTTTATCTCTCCAACCGCGAGTTGAAGTTTTAATGTCTATAATTTTAATTTTATTAGATGTTTCGTCGTACAAAACAACATCTAAAAATCCTTTATAGAATAAGTTTTTGTAAACAGGATTAGGTTGGAGAGTAATAGGTACCTCAATACCTACTAACCACCAACCTCGTTTACTAAAATATTTGCCTTTATTTCGTTTAAACCAAGAAAGAATACCTAAACCATCCTCATAGAACTCTCTTAATTGTTCAGGGGATGAGAAATGTTCTTTTTTGTTTCGCTCATAATCGGTTCTATACCCTTCTCTAAGTTTTTCCTCAAACTGCCCCTCTAAATCAATTTGGTCTGCTGCGGTTTTACTTACGTTATAAAACGCAGTCAAATAATCTTGCATAACCGCGTGTATAGCGGTGCCAAATGTCATATGAATCGATACTTCTGACGTATAATGCCCATCCCGATATTGGAGCGCCCACTTATGTGGGCAGCTCTCAAACATCGAGAATTGACTAAACGAAATCATTTTCTGAAATCGATGGTCAACGTCTGGGGGCGTGAATTGTTGTACCTCCTTAATTATAGAAGGGATTTTCTTTTTAGCCATAATTTTTTATATAATCACTACATACTCCAAATGTAGTTTCTATTGGCTTTTTATTAAATGTTTCAGGCATTACTAAAATACCTCTATCAAATAAATTAACTGACCAAATATAGCCCCTAGAGGTTAGGGTTCCTAAATCATTCTCATGCCAAAAATAATTTACTTTGTCTCCACTTGGGTCTAAATGATTTAAAGTAGATAAAGCAGCCATATTTTTGCAATGAATCCAAAGTTTAGAATAATTTTTATCTAATAACTCAAAGGGGAATTCATACTGGGATTCATCATGGCCTAACATAAATTTTTCATTTTCAAACCAAACATCAATTTCTACATCATATCCTGCTTGTAAAGCTTCAAAAATATATTCTGGGTGATTTTCACGTTCAGGGTTAGGGCCTAAGATATTTCCGCGGTGTGAGATTAATTTCATAAGGGTTTAAAATCAATTTTATCATTAGCTGAGGGAATTTTTACAACAATTAATTCACAATCGGTTAAAAATTCAGGATCAGAAATTTCATAGGGGTATAATGTAAAAATATCACCGGATTGAAGTAGAGTATTTTGAATTATCATTTTACCTCGAATTAAATAATTTATTTCAGTGACTAATGTATGATAATGAAAATTATATTTTTCTCCTTTACAATGAGTTTTATAAGAAACTTCAAAATCACTAGTTTGATATACTACTGGTTCAAAATTTCCAATAAACCAACCACCTTGCATATGTTCAATTTTATCTATTTTCATTCATATAAAAATCTAGTAGGTAAATCTTTTAATTCTTTAGGTTTAATACTAAAATCGTATATTTCAGTTTCCCCTTTTCGAGTATTGTAGTTAGTAATAAACAATTCTTCAGTAAAAGGTATTTTATCTAAATTCCAGTATTTTTGTTTTAAAGTTATTTGCTTAGAATATACAATTTCTTTATCACTATTCCTAATTATAGTATTAATTTCTAAATCTTCTTCTTTATCATTCCAAAAGAATATTGCTACTTCATTTGTAATTTCGGTTTTACCTTTATCATAACTTACTCTACAAATTTTAGGAATATTATCCCATTTTTTAGTCCAATAACTAGGAGAATTTAAAACATCAAATTTAGTTTTATTATAAAGTTCTCTAACTGAAGTTGTATAAGTTATGCCTTCTAAGGAATTATTTTGTTTTTGATATTCGATTATAGTAGGAATTATGTATTCAACCCATTTACCATAATATCCTATACGTTTACAGAGTTTCCAAAAATCTTCATTACTTTTAACTAAATTAAATCCTGAAAATAGATCAACTGAATATCCTATAATATGAATATCGGCTAAATAGTGATGGGGTTTGGCCCATTGTCCTTCTTGACGTTTACCATATAAAAGATAGTCTTTAAATTGATTTATATCTTTTTTTATAGTATATGCCTCTTCTTTATCTAAAATAGTATCATATTCAATTTTAAATACTTTTTTAAAACCTAAAGTTTTAGCAAATTCACTAGTTAAAATAAAACTATCATAAATAGAAGATACGTGGTCTGTAACTCCAATTAAGGGCATCCAATTTTCACAAATCCCTAAACTTGTACCTACATAAACATATTGTCTTTCGTATAGTTCTTGATCTAGAATCCACTGAGGGGGGATTCCAACCATTATACTTTCTTCGTGGTTTAAATAATAATCTGTTAAAGAATCTAACCCCCAAGGATCATTATACTTATTTAATAAAGCTAACTTGTATTCAGGAAAAAATTCTCTAATCTGATAGATTAAATTTTTACAAGTTTCAGCTCTTTCATTATTTGAAAGATATGAATCAATAAAAATTAAAGTATCTTGATTCATATTTTTATAACATTTTTATAAATAATTCTATTAGTAGATTCTTCTATTATTCTAGTTTCGTAATAACCTGAGTTTAAGAATAGATTGCTTATAAAGAAACTCCAATATTTAAAAATGTCTTGGTGGTTTAAAGTATAAAGAATCTGATCGTTACTTAATACTTCAAATCTAACAATAGGTTGAAAATTTTTACTTCCTAAAAATGAATTTTTAGTCCAATAAAAAGAATCATTTTTATATTCAATTAAAAAATCATCTTGAGATAATATTGTTTTAAAATAATTTTCCTTTAATTGATTTTGAAATTCAGGATTTTTAAATCCATGAAACGCAATCAAATCATTCTCATGTTGAGGTAAAACTAATTCATCGGATACTGGGTGAGCACCATATTTGTAGTTATGAAATATTTCTATATCAACATATGGAATTTCTTCAATATCTACTAAAGGAAGACATTTTTTATAATTATATCTATTAATTAATAAATTAGCAGAATCTTCATCATGTAAAGCAAATATTCCAGGTCTTGTATTTTTATAAGTGTTGAATAAGTTAATTTGTTCTTCAAAAAACCATTTACAAGTTTTATCAAAAACAATTACATTAGTTTTTCTTCTAGGAAATACACGAACTAAATCTCCAGTAGCATCAGCTAAAATGTTTAATGGACTAGACCATTCTTCTCCTTTAATTAAATTTTTAACTACAATTCTATCGTGAGTATGAGAATTAATTAAAGGAAAATTATCTAAATGATTAAAATATTTAATTATAGAATCAGCATTTACTGTTAAAGCTATATCAGTATCAACATACACAAATTTACTTTTAGGTAAATATTCAACTACATCTTTTAAAATAGAAGGTTTTAAAGATAATACGTTATCGTATTTACCTTTAGAATTTAATTCACCTAATTCAATATCTAATCTTCTAATTATAAATTGATCACTTAATTTAAAAACTAAATCTGAGGTGTAGTTTATAGTATAAAGAATACATTTTCTATTAGAAAATTGTTCAATTGAATTAGTTAAAACTTGGAGTAAAGGTTCATAATTTTTAGTAAAATGAGTTACCCAGTAAAAATCTTCTAAATAAGTTTTTTTATATTCTGAAATTATAGAATTGCCTTTAAAGGATAGTTTTGTATAAGATTTATTATAAAAATGATGAAACATAATTTCTTCTTCCTCACAATAAACTTTACCCCCAGTCCAAATAGCTTCATGTAAAACTTTTCCTGTAAGATTTTCTACATTTTGAGAATTATAAATAAGTTTAGTTAAATAATTATCTATAACAAAATTACTAAATTCTTTTTCTTCAAAACAGTAAACTTCAGGTAAGGACATTATGTCTATAAAATTAGATTTTTTATAAACAGTATTTAAATTTAATTTATTTTTCCAAATTAAAAATGGTCCTGAGAGTCTATTATGAAAATTTAAATCTGCACTTGAAATAAAATCATATTTACCTAAATAAGGATGTATCCAATTATATAAATCCCCCATAAGAGTATCTATATCATAGCATCCAACATAATCATATTCTGTTAAATATTCTTTAAATAAATCACCATAAGATGCTTTTAAGTCACAAGCTTTTTTATTATTAAATAATTTAATAGGAGAATTTACTAATGTTGATATTTTATTTTCAATTTCGGTTTTAGTAATATTAAAAACTTTTACGTTAAAAGGTAACTCAAAATCTATATTATGATCAGTAAATATAAAAAAATCTATATAAGACTGGTTTTCACAGGTTTTTAAATGATATTTAAAATAATTTGGGAAATCACCTAACCATACTTGAATTAAAGCTATTTTATAGTGATTCATAAATTAATTATTTTTTAGCATAAATCATTCCTATACTACCATTATCATGCATAATTTTAGTTTCAAACCCACAGCTCATTATTTTATTATATAATTTTTGAACTTTTTCATCTTCAAATTTATGATGAAATTCTAAAGCTATTTTTTTTACTTGGTTAGTTAAATATTCATTTGGTATAGAATCAAATATATCATATTCACCACCTTCACAATCTACTTTTAAATAATCTATTTGATTAATATTATTTTTTTGAAGAAATTGATAAAAATTAATTAATTCTACTTCATAAGTAGCATTTATATTATGTGTATTTATATCACTTAGTAAAGTAGACATCCCAGGATCATTATTTTCATTAAAAGTAACTATGCCTGCTTTATTAGAAACAGCTTTTTGATGAAGTTCTATTTTTTCGTGATTAAAAAATTTTTGATAATTAGAAACTAATTTAGGATTAGGTTCAAAAGCTATTATTTTACTAGGATTATTTTTTAAACTCACCATAGAGAATAATCCATAATTAAAACCTATATCTACTATAACATCATTTTCTTCAACATTAATAAAATCATTATGATATACTTTATGTCCTATAATTTCATTGAACACTGCTAAAATATTCCATTTACCTCCTTTACTGGAGTTTATATAAGATTTTTTAGCATAATCGTTAACATCATATTCAGCAAAATCAGCTAACCCATCTAAAGCAAATAACCCTACCAAAGTTTCAGTATAATAATCTCTAAACTCTACTACTCGATTTTTATGATTTAATGGGGTTGAAAACCAATAGCCACAATTAGGGGTCATTTCTAAAGTAGTTTCATACTCAATAGAGTTAAAATAATTATTTTTAACAAAAACTTTTACTTTTTCTGTATTAGAAGAATTAGTTTTAAAATCTACTTTTCTAAAATTGTCTGAAAAGGAGTTAATAATTATGTTGTAGTTCATATTTTATAATTTTCTAAATAATAATTTAAATCTTCGGGGGTACCTAAACCCCACATTTTATTTTCTTCTATACTAAAGTTAAATATACGTTTACAATCTAAAATAGCCTCGTTATAAACAGGACATACGTAAAATTCATTATTTACTCTAATATCTTTTTTAACCATTTGTTCAGTATATCTTACATAATCTGAACCATGTTTCCAATAATAGATACCCGCGGTGGCTTGATCTGATATGGGTTTTTTCTCAGCAACCTCTAAAACTAAATTATTTTTATCAACTTTAGCAAATGACCATTTAGGATGAGTAGCTGGGAAGGTTACTATTCCGCCATCATAGTTTTTTTCATTCATTTGATACATAAACTCAGTAGAATTCCAATCAATAAACTGATCTGAATTGGTTATAATTAAAGGGGAATCGTTATTAATAAATTCTTTTGCTAGTAAAGTAGTACAAGCTGCTCCTTCTGTAATGCCTTCTATTTCTACTATTTTACAGTTAGGAGTAATTAAATTAAGTAGAGCATCTAAATTATACTTTTCACGATGTGATTTTTGAACAATGTAGATAAAATTAGCTTCAATATTAAGAGATTCTACTACAACCTGAATCATAGGCTTTCCTTTAACTTCAATTAAGGGTTTAGGAAATGTATAACCTACATCAGCAAATCTAGAACCGGCGCCTGCCATAGGAATAACAATATTTAGTTTATCGTCGTGCCATTTATTTACTATTTTTTTCTTTGATTTCAATTTAGCATATATTTTATCTAAAGCAACATCAGCTGAGTTTTTAACTCTTACTACATCTGCTCTTGAACGAGTAGCAGCTAATAATCCTTGAGGTGAATCTTCTATTATAACAGTTTCTTCTGGGAGACAACCCATCATTGAAATAGCTTTCCAGTACATTTCAGGGTGTGGTTTAGGATTTTTAACGTCATCATTGGTTACAATAACATCTAAATACTCAATTACACCAGTTTTAGCTAACGCTACTAAAGCAGTTCTACGAATACAATTAGTACAACAACCTAAAATATAACCTTCATCTTTTAGGGTTTTAAAAATGTCTCTCATCCTTTCGTCCGTTAGGATTTTAGAAAAATGATAGATAGTTAATTCTTGTTTTTTATTGTAAATAAAATCATGTGATAGTACTGGAAGACCTTTTTCATCACTTAACATATTTAATTTAGTTCTAGTTTTTAATCCATCATATCTTAAAACATGTTCTGATTCTGTGATAACATATTGGGGATCAACTAGAGATATAGCATGATTCAAAGCTTCATAATGAACTTGCTTTGTATCAGCTATTACTCCGTCTAAATCAAATAAGATTAATTTTTTCATTTCCACTTACCTCTCATTACTAGCTGAGCGATAATTCCATAATTAGAAATGTCAATAAAACTATCAATCATTGCTTCTCCCTTAACATAATTTTTTCCATTACGCTGAAGCATATTTTTTAAACGATTAATTTTATCATTACAACGAAGCCAAATTCCTGTAATAGATAGATTAATGTCTTCTTCTTTTTCTAAAGTAGAACCTAAAGCAATATTTTGAAGACCATAGTCCATCATTTTAGAAGCAAACAATTCATATTGTTCCTTTTGAATTTGTTGAAATTCGTATGCTAGTTCAGAATATTTTTGTTCGAAATCTACAACTGCTTTTGAATTGCCGTAACCAATTTGTTCTTCCATTTTATTTATTATTTATGTAAATTATAACTTCATTATAGTATTCTATAAAATGTTCGTTCCATAAGTCCCATTTTATATCTACTCCATCTACAGAATATACGGCATGGTTTGGAAAAAGCCTAAGAAAAACATCCCTAAATACTCTAAATTGTTGTTTTAATTCTGGGGTAGATAGATGCCATTCACCTACTGCTACTCCTAGATTATCTTTTAACCAACAAAGATTTTCAAAATTAAAAATACTATATTCTCCTCCTTCACAATCTGTTTTAAGAAAATCTATTTTATTAATATTATTTTCTTTTAGTAAGGTTTTAAATGAAATACCCTCTAATGTTGAGGATTTTGTTGGATCAAAAATTTCAGTAGTAGCTAATTCACCATCAGTAGGTGTTATAGCTTTTTTAATAATAGTAATAGGACCTCCTTGTGTATTTTTTTCTAAAGTAGGGTGTTCAATTACTGATGGTTCTACACAAAATACTTTAGATGGATTTTTGTGGAGTATAGAATAAGTAAAAGGACCAATACTAGAACCAACATCTAATACAATATCATCTTTTTGAACCTCAAAAAATTTTTCGTATAAATTTTGTTCAAAAATTTCAAATGTAATAGCCTTTTGATGAAAAGCATCTCCTTCAGCCATCCAACCCCAATCAAAACCTTTTAAATTCATATTAGATTTGTTTTACTAGTTTATCTTGTTCTTTTTGTTCGATTCCCATTTGCCACAAAATACTTCGAACACCTGGTTCTCGAATTATATCAATATAGTGATCAGCTTCACCTAAACTACATTCATAATATTTTGCTACGTATTCTGCTACACTTTGTGGTCTTTGTTTTTTACTAGGTTTGACATACTTTAGCCAAACTTTTTTCTTTGGGATCATTTCTCGATAAATGGTATAAATCTGTTTCTTATTCTGTGGGCTTATCTTTTGGACATAATTTACGAGTTCTACGTAATTTATATCCATCGATAAATATCTATGAACCATATAAGAATTAAATGAATCCCATGACTCTTCGGTGAAGTTAGCCGAAGGAGTCTTTTTGACTGTTATTTCTTCCAGCCAATCAAATAGCGTCTTCGTAGTCGTCTTTGATGTCACCTGGTAAAGTTTCTTTTAGAATGCGTCCTGTTTTAACATCATAAAACACAGGGATAGGAATAAGTGCATCTTGTGCAGTACCTACAGCAAAGCGTGATGCTTTACGCAAAATAAGACCTTCAGCAACTACGTAGTTTCCGTCTGGGGTTTCTACTTTTTCTGTGTTTTTAAGGTCGATGTTGAGTTTAAGATCTTGATTTTGATTCATGATAATCTATTATAAAACCAATCGCTACAATTAAATTCATACCTACACTAGCGATTATTTCGTGTAAGTCTTGATAAATATTTACACTAAGGTGTACATGCCCTACCATCCAAAAAGGTATAGAAAGGTTTTGGCTAATCCAAACTACAGTGTATTTAAAGAAATGTTTCACAACATTTGAATAATTTTAGCTACACAAGCCATAATATTGATTTCTTTATCAATCCTAAAGTTAGAGTGATATTGATATTCTTCAATAATAATTGTAACTAAACCTTCCTGCCCTCCAGCATATACTGAAGCGTTTTCATAAAGTGCTTTAAATAACTCATCGTAATCGTTAATATTAGAATCAGCAATTATCTGGCGGATTGTTTTCCAGTTTTTACCGGTTTTAAGCTCGTTTATAACTTGCTCAATATAGTTATTCGATACAAGTATTGACTTATCAAGTACTATTTTATTATCAATGGTAGATAATTGAGCAGTACCTAAAATTTTACGAATATCTGGGTAATATTGTTTAACAATAGGGCCTAATGTTTCTTTACTCCATTCAACTCCTTCTTTATCTAAAATATCTGCTACGTGAGCAGCTACTTCTTTCATTGAAGGTGGAACAATTTTAAGTACCTGACAACGTGATTGAAGAGGATCAATAATACGTTCCACATAATTACACGTTAGAATAAAACGTGTAGTACGTGAAAAGGTTTCAATTACGTTACGAAGTGATGCTTGGGCCTGAATGGTTAAGAAATCAGCCTCGTCTAAAATAACTACTTTAAGAGACTTGAACGAAGCTGTTGAAGCAAATCCTTGAACTTTATCTCTAATTGTTTCAATTCCTCTTTCGTCTGAGGCATTAATATAAAGGTAGTCACAATCAAGGTTATTGACAATGAGCTTAGCAAGAGTAGTTTTGCCAGTTCCAGCTGGTCCATAGAATATTAGATTTTGTATATCGTTCTGTGATAAATATTTCGATATAGTTGCCTTAATATTCTCGTTACCTACATACTCATCTAGTATTTTACTACGATATTTTTCAACTAATAGAGTATGTTCTTTACTCGAAGTCACCATACAGGTCGTATTTCTTAGGTTCAGGTTTTAGTATTTCTACCTCTTCAGTAGTGATAATATGCAACTTTCCCTTTAAGGGTTCAAGCCTAAATGCTTGGGGTTTTGTAGTTGCTTGTTGATACCAAGCATTTAAAACCTCAGTTAGTGAATCATAAATTTTCTCACCGTTGAGGAGTTTCCACCTGTCACCAGGTGGAACTCGCTCAGCGATTTGAATATTTTTTTCTACTTGTTGAGTGTCCATTAGAACATACCTCCCATTCCAGCCATTGGATCAGATTCTTTCTTATCTTCTGGACTGTCAACTACAACACATTCTGTAAGCAATACTGTTCCTGCTACTGAAGCTGCGTTTTCAAGAGCAGTTCGAGTTACTTTAGCTGGGTCAATAATACCTGCTTCTTTCATGTTAACGATAGTTTCCTCTTTGATGTTAAAACCAAACCATGGTTTAGTTCCTCCTTCACCTTGATTACCAATTTCATTGATAATTGGATACATATCATTTTGAGTGTAACCAGCATTTAAAAGGATTTGTTCAAATGGTTTACCACAGGCTCGGTAAACAATACGCTTACCAATTTTAACAGCATCACTTTCTTCGTTTGATTCAGTAATAGCTTCACGAGCGAAAAGCAAAGCAGAACCACCACCTGCTACGATTCCTTCTTCAATAGCAGCTTTAGTTGCGTACAAGGCATCTTCTACGCGATCTTTCTTTTCTTTAACTTCTGTTTCAGTGTTCCCACCAACATGAACGATAGCTACTCCTCCGACGAATTTCGCGAGCCTTTCTTGAAGTTTTTCTTGTTCGAAAGGGGTCTTTGCTTTTTCGATTTGCTGTTGAAGTTCTTCAATACGTGCTTGTATTGACTCAGATTCTCCTCTTCCATCAATAATGGTTGTTTGGTCTTTAGTTATTGTAACACTTCGGGCTGATCCGAACCAATCCCAACTGAATTTGTCCAGGCGCATACCCTTATCGGTGCTAAATACCTGACCTCCAGTCAAAACTGCTACGTCCTCTAAAATCAATTTACGGCGATCACCAAAGTCAGGAGCTTTAACAGCTGCAACTTTAATAGTACCTCGTGCTTTGTTTACGATCAGGGTAGCGAGTGCTTCACCTTCAACGTCTTCAGCAATGATTAGTAGGGGACGATTTTGATTAGATACTCCCTCTAGAATAGGAAGTAAATCTTTTACAGTTGTAAAACGCTTGTCTGCAATAAGAATAAAAGGATTCTCAAGGTAAGTAGACATTGTTGAATTGTCAGTTACAAAATAGTGTGACTTGTAACCACGATCAAACTGCATACCTTCTACTGTTTCAAGATAGGTTTCACCTGTGTTTGATTCTTCAATTGAAACAACTCCCTCGCGTCCTACTTTATTTAGAGCAGTTGAAATCAACTTACCTACTTCAGCATCGTTGTTAGCTGAGATAGTAGCAATTTGTTCAAGTTGTTCTTCGCTTGAAATTTCTTCTTTAATGTTGCGACGCAACTCTTCAGTTACTTGTTTTACAGCAGCATCAATACCACGCTTAATCTCTACTGCGTTAGCTCCGTTATTTAGGTGGTTTAGACCAGCTTTAACCATTTCACGAGCGAGCAAAGTAGAGGTAGTAGTACCATCACCAGCAATATCAGCGGTTTTAACAGCTGCTTGTTTTACCATTTTAACACCTACTTCTTCTACATTATCTTTTAGAGAAATAGATTTAGCTACAGTTACACCATCTTTAGTTGACTGTACCTGACCCATTTCGTTAACGATTACTACGTTACGACCATTGGGGCCAAGGGTTGCTACTACAGCATCTGCTAGCTTATCAATACCTGAAACTAGCTGTTTACGGGCTTCAGGGCCAAATTCAATTATCTTACTCATGTGTTAAATATTCTTTTTCTTGTTCTGTTACTTCGGTTTGGGCAATTACTTCTTCAATAGAAGTTCTTTCAGGAGCAATTTTTGCTAGAATATCGTTTTCACGACCAATCCAAAATTCTTCTCCTTTGTATTCAAATTTAGTAAAGCCCATAGTTGGAAGAACTACGATATCTCCTGCTTTAAGGGTAGTAGGAAGAAGACTACCCATTACTGAGGGTGCTCCTGGGCCTACTGAGATGATTTTACCTGTTTTGTTTTTTTCATTTCCTAGATCAGGTACAACAATGTTTCCATATGTTGTTTCTTCTAGTTCTACTGGCTGTACTACGACAGCGTTGTAAAGTGCTTCAATCATATTTTGATAACTTGACTTAGACGATTAACGATTTGATTATATTTGTTAAGATATTCTTGGATTGTATCATAGCTGATACTCATAGCTTCGTCTCGAGCAATTGCTTCAAGAGCACTGCCTAAACTAGTATAGTATCCAAGAGTTTGTTGATATTCTTTACCACTTTCTTCAGCGGTAATACCTTTTTGAACTGCATAGCAATAGTCATCCAACTGGATGTAGTATGGTTCAATTAGTGGATCTTTGATGTAGCGGGTGTACTGCTTTGATTCCTTTGTTTTGCGCATAACATTTTAATTATAACGTAAATATACGAAACTTTTTTAGATAAACCAAATTTTACGATAAATATTATTGATCTGCTTTTCTTACAATATAGTAAGTACTTTTCCAATTATCTCCTTCAAACACGAGTTTAAGTAATCCTTGTACGTTCAAACTCATGTGAGCTTTATTCGCATCTTTATTATTTGCGAATATAACGCGTATCATCTCGGAGTTGAATGGGATATTAAAATTGAAGTGATCGCCTGTTACAACCGTGTCAGGCACGATATACTCAACCTTATGTGTGTGGTTTGAGTTATCACCGAACACCATTGTTAATACTTGATCACCATCAAAGTTTGTAGTAATAGTAAAGTTTACATTATCACTTTGTAGTGCGTTTTTAGCCTTGATAACAGCTGAAATAGCATCTGATTCTAAAGTACTTTCGATAATGTAATCATTTGTATCGTTTACTTTACCTGGTTCCTGGATAAGTAGAAGATCAGATAATGAATAATTAAGTTTGTAGTTTACATCTTCAATTACTAAGCGACCAAATATTTTACCAGTTCTTTCTAGTTGTAAGTTTATATCACCTGAGGTAATAGATAGTAGTTTATCAAGTTGAGAGGTATTATAAACAGCAAATTCACTGTCTTCTAAATCAAATTTAGTGTGTACTACCTCACCAATCATATCTTTGGTAGGTGCGTTAAATTTAATTGTAAGCTGTTTATCTTTAACAGTCCATTTTACAGCATCAATCATTCCCCCCAAATTATATTTTGAGATAGTTGCCTGTAGTTCTCCTTTATTTATCATAACTTAAATATAATAATTTTTTAGTCAAGAATCAAGTATAAACTATTAATTGTTTCTTCAGAAGAACGAATAATATCAAAAAATGGATCTAACAAATCAGGACCGAAAATAATTTCATTAACTATTTCTTTGTCTGTTAAGTTATGAGGAGGTTTGGGATGCCACCAATTATAATATTGGATATCTGATCTATTGGTTTGCCAATCAAATCTATTAGGTTGACTTAAATCTCTACAAACATTATACCCTATATAGTTAGATCTTAAAGCTATACTAGGCATTTCTTGGTAAAACACCATTTCAGGAAAACTACTAGCTAAAACACTAGCATACTCTGTTTCGATTTGTACTTTGCATTGAAACTTTTTAGCGTATTCTTTAATAGTATTACACCAAATAAAATGAGTTTCAATAGATTCACCTCCTAATAAATAAAAATTAGTAGTAGTACCATATCTATTCTTTTCAATAGTATCTATAACTACAGCTTCACCATCTATAAACTCATAACAAACAAATTTCCAATCTCGGTGCCAGTTAGGTCCTGTTACCTGCCATTGATCATTTGAAAGAGTAGCAGCACCATAATAATTCCATAAATTACCTCTTTTAGTTAACATTACAATGTAAATCTCCTTTTCAGGATTACATTTAACACTAACTTTAATACCTTGTCTTGATCCGTTAAAATCAACTGTTACTTTCGTCTTCATTTTTTTCTTCTTTATAATATATTCCGTATTCAGTAACTAAATAATCTACAACACCATCTACTAAATGTTTAAATACTTGATCAGGGTACACATTAATTGGTTCTCCATGAGCGTTAAATGAAGTATTTAATAAAACAGGTATTCCTGAAAGTTTATAGTATTCATTTATAATATTCCAGAATACTGGGTTAGCATGTTGGTAGATTAGTTGTGGACGACCTGTATTATCTACTCTGTGAATTACTGCTGGAATTTTTTCAATCCATTCATCTTTAGCTGTATAACAAATAGTCATAAATTCAGCGGTGTGCTCTGATCCTTCGATATTAAAGACGTTATGTGCTTGTTCTCCTAACACAAATGGAGCAAAAGGCATAATTTCATTTCGTTTTAGCCTTTCATTTAGCATTTCATGGGTTCCTGGATCTGTTGCTCGAACCATAATGGAACGAGAACCTAAAGCACGAGGGCCAAATTCAAAACGACCTTGATACAATCCACAAACTTTACCTTCGTGAATTAGTTCTGCTACTTTTCTGTAATCAAAATCTAACTTTTTTAAATTAGAATGTTTAGCAGCTTCAGCTTCAATTTGATCTTGATTATAAGAAAAACCTAAAAATGCATTTTCTAGTTTGTAAGGTTTCCAATCACCTGATTCAATAGAAGCTAAAATAGCAGCTCCTAAAGCAATACTTTCATCACCCATACCTGGGGTGACAAAGATATTATCAAAACAACCCATTTCGTTTATTACCTGGTTCATTTTTACATTAGCAAATAAACCACCTGCAAAACAAATATTTTTATAGTCAGGATATCTTTCAGCTACGTCAGCTAAATATTGTACTATTAATTCTTCAGTGTGTTTTTGGAGAGCATAAGCTACATCAGCTTTACCTTCAGGAGTATTAAACCAACCTTCTTTAGCTAGTTGAGAATAAAACCATTGGTAGATATAGTCGTGAGCAATAGGACCAAACGTAAGATCTCCTTTATTATAAGATAAAACAGAACGGAAACCTTTCATTAAGTATTCATTATACTTACCATGCCCGGCCATTCCCATAATTTTACCTTCATCTTTATTACCTAAAAACCCAAAAGGAGCACACAAGTAATACCAAAGTGTAGCTATAGAGTTAGCATTATGGTGCATACTTAAAACATGAACTCTATTCATTTTCATACCTTCAGCTAGCTGAATAGTACCTAGCTCATGTTCTGCGTTACCACCATCAAGAGTAACAACTAAGGCTTTATCAAATCCTGAAAGATAATAAGTTGAGGCAGCATGGCAATCATGGTGCTTGTAGTATCTTACTTTAGCTTTTGATTTACGAATTTTTTCTAATTGATTAACTATATCTTTTTTATAAACCTCGTTATAACCAGTAACATTAAATCCACTATAATAAGAGTAAACTAAGTTAGTATCACCTACTCCAATATAATCGGCCTCTTCAAGTAAAACGTTTGTAGCATCTTCAATTGCCCTTAAAGAGGTTCCAGATGCGTAACCCCAAATAAAAGGAGTTTTAGTACGCATCATTTTATCGTCTTCGACTGCGTATTTAATTTTACCATCCTCAATGTATACTGAAGAGTGGTTGTGAAATGGGAATCCTATTCCGTATACTTTTGCCATATTTAAAAACTAAAAAACATATTTCTATATGGGTTTAAATTTAATGACCAACCCAAGTCATGATAAAATCCTTCTAATTTTGATTCTAAAATAGATTCAAATGATTTGTGTTTATCAGCATAATCGTCTAATAATGTACGAATCTTTTCTGGCATATCAAAATCTAGGAATGCAAGTGCTTCTACTTTGTATGGGTTATCTTTTAAATAAATCCATTTTACTTTATCACCCTGAGTGATTCTAGAGTGTTGTTTATCTAAACCCCAAAATGATAACAAATCATTGTATTTGATAGCTGCTTTAACTGGGGCTGGGGCTTTAGGTTTGATAAGTGAAAACATTTCTCCTGGTTTAGGAGCACGCTCAACATAATCGTTTAGGGTTTTTACCGAAGTAGGGTTACCTAAAATTGTAATATCAAGATCTTTTGACATAATGTGCTCTCTAAACTCTAAAAGCAATTTATCGATTTCACTTTGTTTAGTACCCTTAAGAGCCATCTCTAGAATCTTATTAAAAAACTTCCCAAAAATAGGAGGGAAGTTAGCTTTCATAAACTCCAAACCTTTGATATCTAGCTCGTTTTTAACTACACCTTCTTTCTTAGTAATCCATTGTGCATAACGGCGAGTCGCTCTAAAGTAGGCCGAACGAATAATACATTCTGTTTTCATTTCAAAACGGTGAATAGGAACGTTAAATACGTTCGTAGACATTTCCGAATAATAGTCGGTAATTAAGTCTTGATATTTGAGAGCGATTTCTTCGAGTTTGTTATCTCTTTCCCCTTCATCCATTTCATCAAAATTAGGGTAGAGATGCCTAAGCAAAGGTTCAGCATTATAATAATTAGAGTCTGTATCAACATAAGCGCAATAATTAATGTCGCCTTCTTTGCAAATAAACCAAGGTGTGCTTTCTAAATTAATCATTCTACTACTACTATTTCTCCTAAATTGTGAGACGAAATATAATACTTAAAGTCCCATTCGTCAAGGAAATTCATAACTATTTCTTGCATTTTTTGAGAGTTACCCGTTATAATATTTACTCCTTTACGATCAAAACCTTGCCAAAAGAAAAAGTCAATCAACTTATCTTCAACATCAGCGTGTTTAACCCCGTGCAAATCAAGAGTTTTCTTCGGCTTCATTGTGCATCACACCCTCAACTTCTCCTTTTTGGTTGTAAACCTGTTCTGGAACAGTAATATAAAATTTTTCTCCTTTAATACTAAAACGTCCCCCTTGCTTAAGCATCTTTTTAAAGAATAATACTTCCTTATCTGACCAGTTTTCTGATTTAAAGATGATAGTATCTTTATCAAGTTTTTCACCTGAACTAAAAATTGATACCCCTGCTCTAATTGATTGTTTTGAAATTTTGTTTTCCATTATAGTGTAAGTTCTCCTCTCATTACTTTATTCATATGAGTGTTTGCAAAATAAGCTGATTCCTGAATGATTCGTTGACCAGACAAAGTAATACTTTCACTCAAAATTACGTTACCATACCTAAATGAACCCAAAGCGGTAGCCCCGTAAAGTGAGTTCAACAAGATTTTCATGGTGTGTTGCATCAAGTGAAATTTTTCACCATCTGCTTTGTTGCCAGCTTTGTAAGCTTGCTTCATTTTATTTTTATATATAACTCGTTCTTCAAACCATTTTGCCAGAATCGTTTTCAGTACCGAATCAAAATCTGTTCTATATAAAACCCCGTTTGCCGAGATCGCTAACCCAGACTTTTCTACTAGTTCGATAATCTCTTTAACTTTCATTTGTGCAGTTTTACGTCTCGCGTTTTGAACAGTAAATTCAAGATCCGGATTCATTTGTTTTAGATCATTTAATCCAAATCTACAGTTAAAAATCTCTTTACCTTCTACTACTACTTTCTCATCCGGAATTAAAATCCTTCCTACTAGCGTTTCTTTACCAATGTTTAAAGACATGATAATTGAAGGGTATAGAGACGTTAAGTCCTCGTCAAACATGTAATTAAATAAACCTGCGTTAGGGCAAAACAAGTAACCACCCGCGTAATTCTTTTTAGTGATAGGGTTTCTATCGCGTGCGGGTGGAACCACACCTTGAGATAACAAGTAAGCCGAAATTGCACCATCGTGAATCATACTATTCTTATAAACATCTGAATAGTTGATTTTACCCTTATGTGCTAGATTTTTTGTTAAAGGTAGGTATTGAAATTTCTCGTCTAAGGCCTTTAAGATCTCTACGTCTCGAAAGTTGTAAGCAATAAACTTTTGTTTGTCTTCTTTAAATAAACGGTCCAAACTACCCTCGTACTCGATTTTTTCTAAACCAACGTACTTTTTACCTAATGCATCTAGTTTAAATGAAGGCTCATCTCTAAAGCTAAACTTTTTGTGTAGCTTCATGTAATCCAAAGACTCGGTACCCGCAATTTTAAGCCAACCATCTCTGTTCCATTCGGATTCATCCATTACGATTCCGATCGGAGAAAGCATGTTTGCTACTTCTTTGTCGAATACGTTGCAAAGGCGGTAGTAGAGGTAAGGTATGTCAAAGTAGTCACTGTTGTAACCAACTAGTATATCCGGATTAATTTCGCGGAGGTTGTTAAGGAAAGCTTCAAGTAAGGCTTTTTCTGTTTTAACCGGAATAATCTCTCTATTGTCTTCTTGAGCATGTTGTAGCTCTTCCTTTTTATCTAAGATAAGAATTTTCCACTCGTCTTTTTGACGGTGCCACCAAGCAATAGAGGTAATAGGTTTTGGAGCACTACGAATATAATCTTCCGTAAGTGCACCTCCCATTTCACACTCTATATCAAAAAATACTTCTTGGTGAGTAACAGATGGCTCGTCATTTGTCCCGTACATATCAACTAGAAACCTTTGGTATGGTCGCATGTCGTTAAAATGTAACTTGACATTGTCTTTAGCCCATTTGTTTACTTTACGAAGCGATTCTTGTCTTAGTCCTCTAATATTCCTGTTTGCATCATGATCACCACACTCCTCGTAAGCATGATAATTCCACACTATTGTTTGATAACCACCATCATCCCACAAGTGAACTTTATAGTTGTTATCCTTAAGGGGTTGAACAAAACAAGATTTATAACTCATTACTTAAAGAATTGCTTCAGATCTGGTTTGAAGTAATTAATTGATTTCATCACCTTACGGTCTCGAGTACGATATACAACATACTTGTCAGCAACCTGTTCATAGTGACAGCTCTCGCCTTGTTCTTGGGAACGGATTTCAACAGTCTTTTGTGCCTCTTCTGGTGTAGAGCAAGCTTTTGAAAGATTTGACGCCTGTACTTCCATATAAGCGGGCCAAATTTTATCCTTAAGACCATGAAGCATAGCACCGTTCCCAATGGATACGTAAGCAATGTCACACAATGCATCCAGAATTTCCACGATGTTTTCTTGTTCGCAAGCTTGTTTATACTCCTCAAGTTCTTCCAGAACGAAGTTGTAAACAAACTCCCATTCATTTTTGGCTGGTACGGTTGGTACATAATTGTTAGGTTTGTTCATTAAGCTGTTGAACTCTTCAACCTCGCTCACGAATGGTACATATTGTGAATTAAACAAATTTGTAATTCTTTCTGCGGTAGTTTCAGCCCATTCAAACTCAGGATTGCGTCCAGCTTCATCTCGGTCTGAGAATGAGCGAAGCATTCCAATGCTTTTAATTAGCTCAATAGTAATTAGTTCTTTAAATTGAGACATGCCCATTATTAATTTTAAGTGAATCAAAAAATTCTTTTCGTGCTTGGTTACTATTATCCATAAACACACCTGATGCTTTAGTAGTTACCATAGCTGCTCCTTGGTGTTTAACACCTCGGCAAGATACGCAAGAGTGAGTAGCAACCACAGTTACAATTACACCCAAATTATCTTCACATACTTTATCTACGGCTTGGTGAATAGCTGCTGTAAGTTGCTCTTGAATAGCACCACGGCGACCAAAGTGTTCTACAATACGATTAAGCTTACTCAATCCAATAACTCGTCCATCTTTGCCTGCAACGTAGCCGATATGTACAACCCCATTGATGGTTTGATGATGGTGAGAACACATAGAAGTAAGAGGTATGTTACGTTCAATAATAATCCCATCATAGCCATCTGAGGGGAAAGAAGTGATTTCAGTAAACTTCTCATAACGTCCCTTCCAGAGATCGTAAACATACGCTTTAGCCACTCGACGAGGCGTTTCCATTGAGTTAGGATCATTTTGCCAATCACATTTTAGTGCGGTAAGGAACTTACCGAAATGTTCGGTTGCTTCATCTACCATTTGTTTTTTCTGTTCGTCAGTAAGCGGGAAATCTCCTGCTACACCGTTAGCAAAACCAGGTTGAACACACTCGATATTGTCGTACTTTTTACGACGTTTGTTTTCCATTTCTTCCATATAACTTATTTTAT